TCTTTGATCACCAGCAGTATTGGTTGAGGTTGGCGTAAATACTGCAAAATCTTCTTGATTTGAAAATCTAACTAACATGGGATCAATGCCACCTCCACTTAAAGGTATAGCTCCACCTACTATTAAATGTCTATCTGGAAAAGATACTGCAATTGTTCTAATTTTAGTAGGGATGCCACTAGCACCACCTAAACTAGAAGCTAACACTGCTCTAGCACTGTCACCAGCAGAAGTATCCCAATAATATAATTGCCCACCTCTGTTGTTAATTAATACATCATCACCCCATAATTCAAGTGACCAATTTGTTGCATCTATGTTAACTGTACTTGATGCTACGCTTCTAGCAGTTCCCCAAGTACTTTCACCCCAAGAACCAACACCAAAACCAGTGGCTGGATCAGAACTTTCAAAGCCAACTCCATCAGAGTTACCAATTAAATACTGTATGTCTATTGCAGTACCACCACCAGTAGCTCCAGAACTTGCCTGGCTGCCTGCGATAAATGTATAAGAGTTATCGTCTACCTTTGTTATTTGGTATCCTTCTAATCTATTTATTGTGTCTGCACTTATTCCACCAACTGCAGTAGCTTGTTTTATGACTATGAAATCACCAGTTTGTGCACCATGACTAGTATCTGTTACAGTTACTACTGAACTACTATTTGTTGTAACTAAAGGATTAGTTAAATTTTCTGAAGTTTTTCTAAGAGGCGTAATATCATAAAACACACCATTATTAATTACATACAAATGATTATGTGTACCTACAATAATTCTATCAAAGCTATCAGTTGTAGCTCTCCAAGCAACTAAATGTTTTGGAGTTCCAGTTACAGTTGTCACAGTGCTTTGATCAGCGTTAAAAGAATATGTCTCCTCTAACCAACCACCTATTTTTTCTGGGAAACCATTTCTAAATCTTACTAAGTTACCATCTGTATAAAATCCAGCTTTTCCAGAAGCGTATTCTGTAATGTCTTTTACTATTCCAGCTTTGAATTTTAATGGCACTAAAGGCATTAGGCTATATTCCTCATTCTTTCACAAAGTCTTTCTGCTCTATTTGGAACTTGTTTCGCCCATTTAGAGTCTTCCATTTGAATTCCAGCCTCAATCCAATTAGCATCCATAACTGCGGCGTGCATCTTAGCAAACTGACTTAATCTTGGGCGACCCAGATTAAACATCATATTTGCAATAATTAATTGTGCTTCTTCTGGTAGTGTATAAAAATCATCATAAAGTATTGTGCAGTCATCTATAACTTTTTCTATATCTTCTGCAAAACACTCGTCAACTCTTTCTTTTGACACTGCAGTACCAACTTCCATATCATTTTCTGGGTCTTTTGCTCTGCATAAGTGACCAATACCAAACGTCTTATATCCTAGATGATCTAAGTATATTTCGTACTTTACTCCTTCGTCAGCAATCAATTCATTTTTTAATGTATCAATGTTCATCTATCTTCCTTGTCTTTTTCTCAAACAACTTACATGACGATGGTAGAAATAATTACCAATCTTATTAAAAAATTTAGCTAAACTCAACCAAAACCACATCATTTTGTTAAACCTTTATACTTCTCAAAACTGCGGAGCCCGCCCAGTCCCAGCATCCCCATCAAAACAGTCATAAGTGAACCCATATCGAAACTTGGCAATTCTGGTATTTCTACTGCTAGATATGCACATATAAATATAGTTACTGGTGCTAATACAAAATGCCAACATAAAGCAATGCCACATGTCCAGCCAATAAAGGGTCGCCAGCCAGCTACAAAGATTGATCTATGCTTGGCTTCAGTTTGATTTATAGCTAACTGCCCTTTTGCCAGTTCCTGAGCATGTGTTTCAGCCATTGTTGCCACCTCATGTGCCAACTTGTTCTTCATGTCCTTATCTTCTATAAACTTACCAAGAAGATTAGATACGGGTCCAATTAACGCCGTGAGCATGTGCATTCCTTTCGTCTAAACTTACTATCTATCCATACTTTGCCATAGTATAGAATAAATATCCACATAGTAAATAATACTCCTTCTATATAACTAAGATCATTCCAAGCATCTAATATCATATTTTCCATTTTAATCTACCTTCAGGCAATTGTTGACATTTGTATTTTGTTGGTTTCCATAGTGGGTAATATATGTGAACTTGTCTGCTTATTTCTAATGCTCTTTGTTTACAAGCAAATTCTGTTTCATACGGGCCAGCTTGGTCTTCTAAAATTTGACAATTATTTGGCAAACCTATTACACATATAGTTACTAATGCCTTGAACATCATTTTTTACTCATAAAAGCAGAAGCACCCATATATGCACCTACAATTCCTGCACCAGAAATATAAAATAGATTACTTATATCAGATAATGCCTTTAATCTTTCTATATCAACAAAAAACATAGCTACAGTAAATAAACCCATTGCTATTAATGTTGCTCTTGCAATTCTTAATTGTGCTAATTGTTTTCTTAAAACTTGTTCTGTTTCTTTAATAGATGTGGCGATTGCCAATTCTTCATCTGTTACAACACCATCATTATTAATATCATATTTATTATATTTACTATTTTTTTCTAAACCTTTTTTCATAAAACTTCCTTATTTTACAATAATTTATTTAAAAGGCTCTCCACTTTAATTTTGCCTCGTCTAAGCACCCATTGTACCTTGTGGTACTCGTATCAAAGAACCTATTGTACCTTTTGGTATTTCAGTATTTCTAGGTTGTTTCAAAACATACCAACCAGTAGCAATATATTTATCACAAGAATAAACGGCATTACCTCTATGAGTATGTGTAAAACTTGCAGGGAAAAAACAAACAGAACCTTTTTTTGGTGGTATTCTTATACCATATTCTAAAAACTCTGTTTCACCTTCGCCTTCAGGTATGTCATTTAAATATATTGTCCATGCTAAAACTCTTAATGGGTGATTATTACCAGTTTGATGTTCACAATGCCATACATGAAAGCCACCTTTTGGTTCTGTTTTTTGTATCTTTATAGAACAAAGTTCTATGTTTTGCATACCTAAAGAGGGATAATCTTTTATGTATTTTTGTAAGTTTTCTGAAAGAATATTTTTTGTTTCTTGCATTAATGTAGGATTAACAATTCTATAGCCATCCATAGGAAGTGCTTGGTCTTCTAAATACAAGACATGGTCTTTTCTAAATCTTAGTTGTGATGGGTCATTAGAAGATGGTAAATTATTATCTCCATCAGCTTTACCTTGCCCTTCAAAAGAATTAAAAGCATTTATAACTTTATCACAATATTCTTTAGATGCTCCATCTGTGTAACTACCAATGAAACTGTTTTGTAGTTGAAGTTTAGGTAAAGTTTTTAAGACAGTCATTTTACTCCCTTTCAGGGTCAAAATCCGCTACAGTTCCATATGTTCCTTTTTTTGCTTCTTCAAGAATTTCTCTACCATGAGCTTCTACATCATTTGGCTCAGCCAAAAACTTATAATAACCATCATTTTCGGTCATTCCCATTGCTTCATAGTGAGACCATTTTGCTTCAAGCACTATCATTGTATTTTCTTTATTGATCCAATGAGGGTTTTTTGCATCAATTAAAGTAGCTCCATTTGAGGCTATTGTTATAGGCATTTTATTCTCCTTCTTCTGTTATTTTAATATTAAATGTTAAAGCCATTCTACTTTTACTTTCATTTGTTTTTACTTCATGTAACAAATCTGACTCCCAAAGTAAAAATTTTCCTTGAGTTGGCACAAAACACCATTCGGGAGAATTATATCTTGTGAAATCTGTTTTATTAAAATTAGACCAAACATCATTATAAACTCCTCTGTTAAAAACTATATTACTACTATTTGGTTCTGAATAAACATAAAAATTACCACTAAGTTGATTATGTGGACTATGAACATGACTAGAATGAGAGCCACCTTCATACATTTCTGATAGCCAAAACTCATTCATGTTTATTTTAGCATTAGTAACATCAATACATTGATGCTTTAAAAACTCATTAACTTCATTATCTACATATTTAAAAAAATTATTAAATTTAGATGTGTACTTATTCATTATATGTGGTTGAAACCATGTGGTTTTACCATATAAATATCTTCTGTCTTCGCTTGTCTCTTCTAAAATTTGTTTACAAACTGGATATAATTCTTTTGCTAATTCGACATTTTCTGTGTCTCTTATGTATTTAGAGAATAAATCCATACCCATAACTACTTAAAAATAATTTATGTTTATATTGAAACGCATTTTAGCGTCTGTACAATTTGTACTAGTATGAGATTTACTAGAGTCAAAAAGTAACATTCTATTTGCGACACTATCTATTTCTGTTCCGTCTTCTAAAATTGTTTTACCATTATTAGTATTTAAATAAAAAATAGCTCCCTTATGTTCAAAATCGTGGTCGATATGTGGTCTATGTTTTATTATTTTATTTCCATTTTTTGGATAAGCATTTGCCTTAATTCGTATTAACGCTTTAGGCATAATTTTGTGAATTAGTGGTAGTATACTACTATAAAAGTGTGAAGTTACAACACTGTCTAATAAAAATAAATGTACGAAATAAAAATGGTCATTCATTTCACCTTCTGCATCATCATCTACAAATCTATTATAAAACCAAGGAAAATTTTGGTCATCATTATCAATAGCATTTACCATAGTTTCAAAAACATCAATAGGTAAATAATTATCTATAACTTCATACTTTGCCATTATAAGACACTACGAAATTCTTTGAAACAGTGTTGCATTACCAGCAGTAGCAGTACCAAAAGCTCTCCAAGTGCCACTAGGATAACTTCCATAATTGTTTCCAACACTGCTCCA